AATGAAACAAACAGCAATATCTAAACCTATTAGAGAAGAAACTGTTCCAGAAAATTTAAGAAAAAAATTAAAAAGCGTTGAAGTACCAAGCTTACTAGAGAGGAAAGTATAATGTCTGATTTTTTTAAAAATGCTCAAACAAATGAAGTAGTTAATTCTATATTAGCTAATAGAAAAAGAGAACAAGAAAGTATTACTGCTAAAGATGTAGGTATAATGATACTATCAAGTTTACCTAATTATATTGCTAATTATAATCAAGCTACAGTTGATGAAAAAAATAGACAAAAAGATGCAGTAACAAATCAATTTCAAAATGTTTTTGCAGAACTTAATGAAGAGTTTGCAGTAGCAGACCCTCAAAGAAAACTTTATCAAAGATATCAAAAGCCAGAAGAAAGAGAATTTTTATTAAATGAATTAGTAAATAAAAAATTAATAAATTCTGATTTAGTGCAAAAACTAACAGCAGAAGGAATTGATTATACTAAAACTAATAGAAAAGATATTTTAAAAAGTATTAATAAATGGAAAGAAAATCAAAAACAATTAGAAATATTTGCTTTAGAAAGATATGCTGAAAGTCCTTTTATTTCTACTCCTAATAAAGCTAGTTTTGGTACAAAAATAAATCAAGATTTAGTTAAAGAAATAAATAAAATTCAAGCACAACCTGACACTATTGTTGGTGATGTAGTTAATAGTCTTAGAAAATGGTGGCAAGGAACTCCAGAGTCTGCAGAATATCCAGCAGCTATAGAAGATGCTGAGTTAGAAGTAGCTTTACAAAAACCTTTAGATTTTTATAAAAATATAAAAGAAAAAGAAAATAATTTTAAAAATAATGTATTTAATAAATATAATTTAAAATTACCTAAAGATGGAAATATTAATGAAAAGTATTACACTGATGTAGTTTTTGGTGCAAAACCAGAATTAGCTGATGAATATACAAAAGCATTTAAAAAGAAAATAACTCCTACTAGCACTGGAGTTCAACAATCATTAGGTTTAGAATTACAATATACAAAAGAAAATAATGACTTAGGCACATTAGATTTTAATGCAAGACAATTAAACAAATTTAAAATTTATAATATTGATGGTGTTGAACTAAACTCATCACCAATAAATGTATATGCTAATGATTTTGGTAAAATAAAAAGTGTAATTAGAGCTTCTGAAGAGTATGCTCAAACTGAAAATGAAAATTTAAGATTATCAACTGAAGAAGAATTAGATGGTATAGCTCATAGATTATTAAGTCATAGATTAGGAGAAGGTGAATTTGGTAAAGAATATAAACCTTTACAAGATTTAGCAATTAATTCTACTGGCATAGCTGCTTATCAAAATATTTCAAAAGGTTTAAATAATAAAGATAATTTAACAATGACTGACATTATTAATACAGCTTATTTACAAAATGTTAGATTAGAAGGTACAAAAGCTGATATTATAATAGCAAATAGTATTAGTGAAGAATTTAATAAATCTTTAAAAGCTGGTTATGATTTTACAAAATTTAAAAATGTTCAAGAAAGAAAAGCAGACCAGTTTGAAGATGATGAGTTATTAGATGTTGGAGCTAAAGAAATTGAAACAGCAACTTTAAATAGAAAAATAAAATTAATGGAAGCAGCTCAACAAGGTAAAGTAACAGATTTAGGTGACCAAGAAGTTGTAGCTTTTGAAAGATTAAAATATTTATTAAATGATAATATTGAAAAACCAGAATCAATTTTATTTTCTAATATGGAAAAAGCTGATGAGTCTGATATTGTTAATACTTCATTAACTAAAGAAGAAAAAATAAACTACATTAAAAACTTTGAATCTGTTTATAATCCTAACATAGTTGACCTTAATGAAATTTATAGAATAGCAAAAGTTGATGATTATGTTACAGAAGAAGTTATTGAAATAAAAGATATACCTGAAAAAGTTAGAGAAGAAATAATAGAAGTTTCAAAAGGTTTAAATACTACACAAAGCCTTATATTAGGTTTAAATGCTGCTTCATTAGCTCTTATGGCTTTTCCTACACCTCAAACATATATAGCTGCTGGAATTACAAAAGTAGGTGCACTTGCAATACAAGGTTTTAGAGGAGCTAATTTAATGTTCCAAGCTAGAAAAGCTAAAATTCTTAAAGAAGTAGGAGAAAAAGCAATACAAAAAGGAGGTGGTCTTCCTAGTAAAATTTCTTATACACAAATGGGTCCAAATATAGTTAAAGAAACAGGTGGTAAAGTAATTAAAGATTTAAAACTACCTACAAGAATATTAGCAGGTGGTACAGCTATTGGTTCAGGTGCTTCTTTATTAAGTCCAGACTCTCCACTATCTGTAAATCCAAGAAAGAAAAGCAGAAGAAGTAAAACAGAAGACGAGGAATAAATAATGCCTGATATGTTTTTTATGAATGATACATCAAGTATCTCTAATACTAAAGAATCTCAACCTTCTCATATACCTCAAAATAAAAATACAAATATTTTTAATCCTTCATTTCAACAAGGACAACAAAGAGGAACTCGTAAAAAATCTATGTCGCAACTAGCAAGAACTCCTGAGTTTAAGTTAAGAGCTGAAAGATTTTTAGAAGGTGTTGGTAGTAACGATAATGTTTTTGAATATCTTAGAGACTCTGAATATAGTTTAAGTTCAGCTATGGTTCGTTCATTTCAAACTGGTAATTGGACTGATGAACAAAAAGAAGACTATGCATATTTAAGTAATGCTTTTCAAAATGCAGAAGTTAGAGGTTTTAACGAACGCATGGGTTTAATTAAAGATTTAAGTATTGATATAGTTGCTGACCCTCTTAACATTGTTGCTTTAATGTTTGCTCCTGTTACTGGAGGAGCTTCTACAGCAGTTGCAAAAACTGCTACAGAGACTGCTAAGTTTGGTATAAAAAAACTAATGGCTTCTAAAACAGGTAAAGCAGGAATTTATGGAGCAGCAGAAGGTTCTGTTTGGGGTGGTAGTTATGACTATTTTAATCAAGCTATTGACTATGATGTTTATGGTGACGATATAGATTGGAGTCAAGTAGCTATTATGTCTGGTTTAGGAGCAGGTATAGGTGCAGGAGCAGCTGCAGGAATAACAAAACTATCTAATTCTGAGTTTGCTAAAAATTTATTTAGATATAGTAATGAAGATGATATTATTAAACAAACAGCTCAATGGGATACTGATGGTTGGAGTAGAGCAGGACAAACACAATATGAAAATTTAAGTTCATTATCTGATAGTTCTAAAGCTGGGAAGAATCCAATTAAATTTCTTTCACAAATTATGGCAGAAAAACCTACAGCTAGATATGTAAAACTAGCAGGTTCTTCTGAAACTTTAAAAGAATTACTTCGTAGATTTAGATACGATTGGGATGTTCAATTTTTTAATAGAGGTGAAGGTGGAGTAAGAAAAGATTCTTATGGTTTAGGTGTAGCAAGAAGACAAGGTGATTATCTTTTTGATTTAAAAAAATCTTTAAAAAATTTAGATAGAACAGGTTGGTGGGGAAGACTAACAACTTCTGATAATAATCAAGTAAGAGCTTTACTTTTAAATCCAAAACTTAAAACTCTTAATGGTGAACCTATAAATGAATATGCACAACAAGCTTCTAAAGATATTAGAAAACTTTTACAAAGAGTTTTTGAAGATGGTAAGAAAGAAAATTTATTTACCTTTAGTCAATTTGTAGAAAATTATTTTCCTAGAAAATTTGCTTTTGATAAAATATCTAGTAAAGAAGGTAGACAAAAATTAATTAATTTAATATCTCAAAAAAAATATAAACACGCTGAACCTTTAAACGATTTACCAACAGTAAAAGGAACAGTTGGTGATATGGAAGTAGAAGATATTGTTTTACCAGATGCAGTAGCAATAGATATGCAAGTGTTTGGAAAAAACTTTATTGAAGAAGCTAAAAAAGAATTAAGAATATTTAGTGATGATATTTCTGATGAAGTAATGGAAAATAGAATTTTACCAGAAGCTAGAAGATTAAAAGCTACAGATATTGTTGATAATATGATTGAGTATAAATATACTCCATTTGATACAGCATACGAAACAGGTACTGGTGGTTATGGATTTTTAAAACACAGAGTCTTTGATAATATTCCTGATAGAGAATTAGTTGAATTTATGGATAATAATGTTGAAGATGTTTTATCTGATTATCTTTCAGCTGCTGCTCAGACTATTGAAAGAACTAAAAAATTTGGTCGTACTGCAGAAGATTTTAATAAAAATTTTTTACTTCCTATTGAAAAAGAATTAATGGATGCTGGTATGGATAGAGCAGATGCTTTTGCAATTAGAGAAAATCTTAAAGTAATGCATAATAAAGTTACTGGTTTAGACAATGGTACTGGATTATTAGATGGTAAAACATTTAAAAGTCAAACAGGACAAAACTTTTCTACATGGGGAAGACTTTCTCAACAAATGGCTCACTTACCTTTTGCTACAATTTCCAGTTTAACTGAACCATTAATTTTAATATCAAGAGCAGGAGTTAAAGATACTCCTTTTGTTGTAAAAGATATAGTTAAATCTTTAGGTAAAGAAACTTATAAAACTTTAAATAAAGCTGCTAGAGCTTCTTATAGAGTTACTACTGGTAAAACTACAAAAGGTTTAAAAGATGTTGATGATGATACATGGGCAGAAATATATAAAACAGGATTAGCTTTAGAACAATCTGTAATGGAAAGATTAGAAAGTTTAACTGGTGAAGCATTAGAAGGTAGTGTAGCTAGAAGATTATCACAAGGATTTTTTCAAGCTAATTTATTACAACAATGGACTACTGCTGTACAGTTAGCTTCGTTTACTACTGGTAAGCGAATGATTAAAGAAAATGCTAGAAAGTTACATTTAAATAAAACTGAAGGTAAATCTTTAAGTATGTTTGGTATGAATGACAAACGAACTAAAAAATACTTAACTGACCAACTTAATGAATTAGGAGTTGATGATAAAGATGCAACTACTTGGTATCAAAAATATTATAAAGATGGTAAGTTTAATGATGAACTAGCTAAAGAAGATGATTTTTATACTCAACAATATATTCCAGCAGCTAATAGATTTACTAAAGAAGTTATTTTAAATCCAAGTGTTGCTGAAGCTAATAGACCTTTATGGTTTTCTAGCCCAGCAGGACAATTATTAGTTCAGTTTGCTGGATATCCTACTGTATTTAATAACACTGTATTAAAAAGATTTGTTAATGAAATGGATAAACCAGAAATTGTAGCTCCTAAAATATTAGCTGCTTCTATGTTAATGACTGCTACTGCTGTACTGACTAATACAATTCGTAGTGATGCTAAAAACTTTGAAGACTTAGAAACTTTAAAACCCGGAGAATTATTTGATTCAGATAACTTTGAAGATAATAGAGAAATAGTACTAGATGCTGTACAAAGATGGGGAGGTTTAGGTATAGGTGATTATGGTAGAAGATGGTATGAAAATTATAAAATTGGTGGTGGTGATTTAGGTGTTGCTTTAAAAACTCCAACTGGTCCTTTAGCTCAAGATGTAATAGATATGCTTTTATATAGAAAAGGTATCGGAGAAATGGCTGCTAGTAATTTACCATTTGTAGGATTAACTTCAGCTATACCAGAAGATTCAGAACTAGGTGCTATATCTTTTAAAAATATTAAAAGAAAAGGTAGAGAACTAGATAAATCACGAAAAGAATTTTTAGCTAAATATATTTTAAATGAACAAAGAGTAAACTATGATAAAGGTGGTTTAGTTACAGATGTTCCTCAAGTACCTCAAGAGCCTGATGAAAGAATAGATAAGATGACAGGTGTGCCTTATGATGAACAAGCAGGTAGCGTTATGAAAGATGAAGAAGAAAGAGTGCTTGTTAATAGAGGTGGATTATTAAATACATTACAAGCTAGAAAACAAATGAATAGTGGTGGTCTTCCTAGTGATGAGTTTAATATGAATAACTTTTTAGAACATTTAAAATATAGAGAAGGTTTAAAAGATGAAGTATATTTAGATACATTAGATAAACCAACTGGAGGAGTTGGTCATTTACTTACTAGTGAAGAATTAAAAAAATATAAAGTTGGTGATAAAATAGAACAAGATGTTATAGATAATTGGTTAAAAGAAGATTCAGAAAAAGCCGTTAAAGCTGCAAGACAACAAGCAAAAGAATATGGTATTTCTAGTGGTAAATTTATAGAAGCTTTAGGGAGTGTTAATTTTCAATTAGGTGTAAACTGGGAAAATAAATTCCCTAGTGCTGTTAAAGCTTTAAAAGAAAAAAATTATCAAGAAGCAATAAAACAAATAAGCACAGGTAGTGCAGAAGGTGGTGAATCTAAATGGAAAGCACAAACTCCTACCAGAGTTGAAGACTTTGTAAATGCTATAAATAAATTAGAAGTTATAAATACTACACGATGATACTATACAGAGAAAAAGATTTAGACGAAGCATATAGACTTGATTGTAAATCAAGAACTAAAAAGAATATGCCTTGGGTTATGCGAGAAGAATTTAGAAGTATATACGAACAACTTGTAGAAATATATATGATTAAGTTAGCAGAAGACCCTTCTATAGATATGGAAGATGCTCCTGAGTTTGTTATTGCTTCTGTTAAAGATTTACTATTTAACGATTTAACTTTTATACCAGAATAATATGGGTTTTCCTTTTGAAATAATAACTATGTTGGGCTCTACAATTCTTGGTGGAGTTATGAGCATATGGGCAGATAGCAGAAAAGCTAAAGAAGAACAACAAAGAATGCTTATTACTAGAGGTGAGTTTGAAATGAAAGCAGTTAAAGCTGCAAGAGATAATAAAGATAAAGGTTTTCAATGGACTCGTAGAATTATAGCATTAACAGCTGTATTTGCTATAGTAGTTTTACCCAAACTTGTAGCTGTATTTTCACCTGATGTAGATGTTACTGTAGGTTATACAGTTTTTCATCCGGGATTTTTATTCTTTACAAGTGACAGAGAAGCTTTTGAATGGATAACTTTTAAAGGTTTAGTAATAACACAGCTAGATACTAATTTAGTATCAGCTATTATTGGTATGTATTTTGGTGGGAGTTTAGTTAAAAAATAGTAGGAGAAATAATGAAAAGAGGGTTGTTTTTAATAGCAGGGATACTATTAACATTTAATATACAAGCAGTGCAAACAGGAGATTGTACAGCTGGTACTCAATATTGTGAACAAAATAGTTTAGGTACTACTAATAGTACAACTACTGTAAATACAAATACAAATAATAATACTAATAACAATACAAATATTAACACAAATACAAATACTAATACAAATAATAATACTAATACTAATACCTCAACAAATACTAATAGCAATACTAACGTAAATACTTCTACTTCTACAGCATCTTCAACTGTAAATTCTACTGTTTCTCAAACAGCTACAAATACAAATAATAACAATAACATTAATTCTACTACTGCTAATAATACTAATACTAATAATAGTAATAGTACTTCAGCAGTGACTACTAATAATACTAACAGTAATAATAATATTAATAGCAATACTAATAATAACAACAACACTTCTACTTCTACACAAACTGTTAAACAAGAAGTTACATCTCCTCCAGCTTCAGCAATAGCTCCAAGCATTATGTCTTACTCTCAAGACCTTTGTACTACTGGAGTATCAGGTGCGTTTCAAGGGCAACTTTTTGGTTTATCTGGTGGTAAAGCTGTTAGAGATGAAAATTGTGAACGATTAAAACTTTCTAAATATTTATATGATACTGGTATGAAAGTTGCAGCAGTATCTATTCTTTGTCAAGACTCTAGAGTATTTAAAGCTATGAGTAATGCAGGAACTCCATGTCCTTATAAAGGTAAAATAGGAGAAGAAGCTAAAATTGCATGGGCTAATAATGTAGAAGAAACTCCTACTTATAAAGAAGATTTAAAAAGTTATGTTAATAAATGTACTAGAACAAAAACTATTAAAGGTATTTCTAAATCTTCTAGAACTTGTAAAAAAGAGTTTCATTCTAAAAACAACTAGTGAAAAATTTTTTACTAGCTTGTACTTTAATATTAAGTAGCTACACTTATTCTAATTTTATCTATGAGAATAATCAACCTCTTATAGATTTACGCAACGAATCCTCAATAACTAATCTTAATAGTGCAGATGACCAAACTTCTGCTGTATTTTCTATTGGTTTTAATTTTAGTTTTTATGGTGAAACTTTTAACTCAGCTAGAATGGCAACTAATGGTTGTTTACATTTTTTAAGTAATGGTACAACTTGTAATGATTATACTCCAGACCCATTACCTTATGCAACATATACAATGTATCCCTTTTGGACAGACTTAATAGGTGGTACAATGAAAGCTAAAGCTTTTAATGATAAAACAGTTTTTGGATGGTATGATAAAAAAGAATATAATAGAACATCGAGCAATAATTTTGAAGTTATTCTTTGGCATAATAGTTCTTTTGAATATAGATATGGTGCTTTGGATATTAATCGCCATGATGTACTAATAGGACATCAAGGTAATACTTTAGAAACTTATCAGTATTTATTTCACGATGAATGTAGTACTGGTTCAACAAATGTATCTGGTGTTTGTGTAACTACAGACTGGAACAATACTTTATTTAATTCTACACTAGAAAATGGTGGTTCACTTTATAGTGACCAAGTAGTTTCTGGTGGTTATGTTGACCCTTGCATAGATAATCCTTTGTATTCAAATATGTGTGCTGGGTATTGGGAAGCTTATGATAATGAACAATGTGATTTAGACCCACAGTATGCTCCTTTTTGTGCTGGATATAGATTTGAACAAGATGTAGGCTATTTTGTTCAAGAAGAAGAATTTGATTATGGTTTTGAAGAATATGAATACATGGGCTATGATGAACCTATTGACTTTTCTTCTTCAGACTTGTATAATAGGAATGAAAACTTTGATTCTATATTAGAACCAGATTATTTTGAACCTATTGAAGTAATTAGTTTTTCAATTTTAGAAGAAGAATTACCTTTTGACTTATATCCTATTGAAGAATTAATTCCTTTAGAAGAATTTTTACAAGTAAGAACTTATGATGAAATTATTAGAGAACCTCAAGAAGAAATGTTTATTGTTTTTGAAGAACTTGAAGAGTTTTTTGAAGAAACAATTAACGAAATTCAACAAACTAATGAAGTCTTCGAGAATACAGAAAATCGTGAACAACATTTTTCCGAAGAAGAAACAACAGAAAGATTAGTAGAACGAGAAGAAATTATTATTGAAGAAACTATTGAGATAGTTACTCCGATAACTGAAAAAAGTACTGTTAGAGTTTCAGCATTAAGTGTTGTTTCAGACACAATAAACACTGCAAAGAATAGTATTTCTGGTACAAATTCAGGAAATAATATACACGCAACTGGTAACACCATAAATTCAGGTGGTATAAGCTCCATAGGCTTCGATACAGGCTTAAACTTAACTGGTCCAGCAAGTTCTATAGACCAATTTAATAATAGCTCTATTGAGTCTTCTGAGTCTTCTGTAGCAACTACAAGTACAACAATAAATATTACTACTAATAGTAATAATCAAACTGAAACAAATGTTAATACTTCGTTGGCTATTAATGATAATAAATCAGAAGCTGACCAGATTGCTGATAAAATTCTTGCACAAAATATTGCTAATGCTCAAGAAGAAAATATAAAAGAACAGGAAAGTACAGGGCAATATGGTGAAGAAGATACAATAATAGCTTACATAAATTACAATCCTTCTTTTAATAATTATCGTACAGTTATTATACCAAAAAATAATAATTGGTATGCCTCAAAAAGTATTTATATTGGTAATCAATTAGAAGATAATACTACAGGTTTTAATACTTTAACTTTAAAAAGTTTTCAAAGTTTAAGTAAATTAAAATCATTACAACCAAACTTATAGGAGTATATTATGGATTGGATGAATAGTAAATTAAATCAATTAATTTTATTAGGAACTTTGTTAGCAACCATTGCTGGTGTTGGCTGGACAGGTGCTGAATTAATGGGTCGTTTAACAACAGTTGAAGAAGAAGTTAAAAATATTTCTACTACTGAAAACTCTGTTGAAGAAATAGAAAAAAGATTTGAAGCCATTGATGTAACTATCAAAGGTTTAGAAAAAAATATAGAAGAGTTAAAAGATGTTGATATAGCAGTCGCTAAAATTGAATCTGAAATAAAATCTATAAAGGAAAGCTTAAGTAAACTTGAAAAAAAATCAGGAAATCCTTTAGCACAGTAATTTTAACTACCTCACTAAGGAGTAAAAGTGGGTCATAATAATAAAGAGGATATCTGTGTCCTCTGTATCCTATTTTGGATTACAATAACAGTAATATACACTGCAATAGCCAGTATTTAATTATTCATAACACGAGCATTTAAACATTCTTCAATATGAGAATGTATTGTATCTAACTTTTGTGTTGCTTCTCGTAATACAATTTTAAGTGTTTCAAATTCTTGTTTAGGCATATATTTTTCTAAAGCTTTAATATCAACATTTGTTCTTTCTGTAACAAGATTGCCACTTTTGTCATATAATAAAACATAACTTAATAACTTAGCTTCTTTTCTAGTCATTTTCATTTTCAATTCCTACAAATTGTACTTGGTCTTGTCTTCCTCGAAGTCCTGCTTTCATATAAGAAGTAGCACGACCTTCAAAAAAGTTTTGATGCTCTACTCCCATGACTTCATCTAACCAAGGTAAAGGGTTTTCTCTTTGGTCAAAGTTAGTTTTTAATCCTAACTGTAATAATCTTCTATCAGCTATGTATCTATTATAAGCATACATATCTTTCTTAGTTAATCCTTGTATGTCTCCCATATTAAATACTAAATCTAAAAATTTATCTTCAAGCTCTACCATTTGTCTACAAATATCATAGAGTTCTTTCTTAAAATCATCTGTCCAGATATCTAAGTTTTCTTGAATAAACTCTCTAAACAATTTAGTCATAGCTTCAACATGCATAGACTCGTCTCGTATAGAGTAAGTAACTATCTGACCCATACCTTTCATCTTACCGAACCTTGGAAAGTTTAATAAGATTGCAAAGCTTGAGAAGAGTTGTAGCCCTTCGGTAAAAGCCGAATAGACTGCTAAAGTTTTAGCTATAGTTTTCTTATCAGATTTTTTAGGTTTAAAATCACCAACATAATCGTGTTTATCAGACATCTCTTCATACTCAGCAAACGCTTTGTATTCAATCTCAGGCATACCAACAGTATCTAATAGTAAACTATAAGCATCTTGATGAATTGATTCCATGTTTGCAAATGAAGACATCATCATTCTAGCTTCTGGTTTTTTAAAAATAGGCATATATTTATCTATATATCCTGCACCAACATCTACATCTGATTGAGTAAACAATCTAAATATTTGTGTTAGTAAATATTTTTCTTTGTCGGTCACATCTTGCCAATCTTTTACATCTGTGTGTAAAGGTACTGACTCTGGCATCCAATGCATTTGATTTTGTAGTTTGTAATAGTCATACATCCACGGATAATCAAAAGGTTTATAGTGGTCTCTAGTTTTTAGTAAACTCATTTAGAACTCCTCCTTTAGTATTCTTAATTTTTCATCAGCGTTAGCATATTGCTCCATCAACTTGTCCATAGACTCAACAACATTAGGATGTTCTGCTACTCCTACTTTGTGCTGAAAGTATATTTCAAGATTAGCTTGTGCTTCTGCTTTTTCTGCAGTGTACTTAGCTTCTAATGCTCTAAACAATAAAGCTCCATTGTATTTAGTCATAATTGTTTTCCTATTATTTAAAAGTATTTATATATGCTTGTAAGTTTTCCATGTCTTGAGTAGAAAGATTAGCAGCCTGACCCCACATTAAGGCAGACTGCTCACCTCTGGTCTCTCCATTTTTATACTGCATCAACATATCTACAATAGAAGTACTGCCAACAAGCTTTGGTCCAATACCTCCTTCTCCAGCTTGACCATGGCACATAGCACAATTTACATAAACTTTACTGCCCATTTCAGCTGGGTCAGCTTCTAGTCTAGCTAATTTTTTTAATTCTAGTTGCTCTAAAAATGTACCATGTTCTAAAGTGTATGCTTCATAACATTCACCGAAACAGGAATGCACATCTTCGTATCCTTTATTAGATAAAGAATTATAAGCAAATAAAATTATAGCTAATAGTCCTGTGATTCCAAGTAGTATTGGAAAAATTATTTCTTTCATATTATCCCTCGCATGAAATACATTCCACATCTTCTAAATTAATTCGTGGAATTTTAGTGTTAACATTCTCTACATTTCTAGCTGCATTAGTTCTAAAGTAATACAACGATTTAAGTTTGTGCATACCATACCAGTGTACATCACTAACATACTGCATGTATGTATCATGTACCTGTTGTTCTTCAGTAGCACTTGGTAATGTAAAGAATAAATTTAATGATTGTGCTTGACAAATAAACTCTTGTCTTTTGTAAGCATGTTCGACTAACCAAATCTGATTTATTTCGTTAGCAGTTTTAAATAATTCTTTTTCTGTGTCATTTAAAATTTTTAATTTTTGTACTGAACCTTCATTGTTGGCAATTTCTTTCCAAGTTTTATTAAGCTCTTCACCTTTTAATCCTTTAGATTTTAAAAGTTTTTCTAAGTATTTATTTTTAACTTGATAAGAACCTGATAAAGTTTTATGAGTATAAACATTTGCTCGATAAGGTTCTATTGACGGACTTGTTCCACCACATATAATACTACTACTAGCATTAGGAGCAATGGCAAGGAGATGAGCATTACGATTACCAGACCCAGAGATATCAGGAGCTTCTCCCCGAACATCAGCAAGTTCTTGACTAGCTTTAGTGGCTCTTTTTTTAATGTGTTTAAATGCTTGATAATTAAAACCGGTAGCTTGTATTCCTTCAAATGGAATATTATTTTCTTGAAGATAAGCATGAAAGCCCATTGCTCCCAAACCAAGTGACCTTTCTCTATAAGCTGAGTAAGCTGCTTTTGTAAAACCTTCTTTACCTTCTTTAACATAGCCTTTAAATCTTTTAAAATTTGCATTGTATTCTCCTAGTTGTTCTGTATCTATAGCATTATCAATAAAATGTTGCAGAACATTATCCAACATTGTTATTAAATCTTTAATAAATAAATCATCTTTAACCCATTTATCATAGTGTTCTAAATTAACACTAGACAAACAACATACAGCTGTTCGTTCTTCATTAGTTACTAATGTTATTTCAGAGCAAAGATTACTTTGTTTAATATTTAATCCTAAATCTTTTTGTCCTTGTGGTAATGTTTCATTACAAGTATCTATATTAATCATGTAAGGCTCACCTGTCTCAGCACGAGCATTTAATATTTGCCACCACAAAGAACGAGCATTAATTGTTTTACAAGCTTCGTTAGTTTTAGGGTCTATTAATCTAAAGTCAGCATCGTTTTCTACTGCTTTTAAAAAGTCATTGGTAAGGTTTATACCATTGTGTAAATTTAAATTCTTTCTGTTTATATCTCCACCAGATTCTTTTCTCATGTTTATAAACTCTTCAATCTCTGGATGTGAAATATCCATGTAAGCTGCATAGCTTCCTCGTCTTGTTACACCTTGATTAAAGGCTAACATCTGTGAATCTACAACATGGATGAATGGAATAGTGCCAGTAGAACGACTGCCTGAAGAAGTAGAAATACCATTACTCCTAATATCTCCCCAAAATCCACCAATGCCTCCACCTGAACTTGCCAACCATATGTTCTCATCATAGTGAGCAGATAAACCATCCCTGCTGTCAGGAACATAATTGAGGAAACAGCTAATAGGTAGCCCACGAGTAGTTCCCCCGTTACTAAGTATAGGAGTGCTAAACATGAACCAACAGTCGGAACTGTAATCATAAAGCCTCTGAGCAAGTTCGAAGTCAGTATGTTGTTTATAAGTTGCTGCAAATACTGCAGCCCTAGCAAAAGCTTCTTGAGCATGTGTTTCTTCCTCCCAGAAATATCTATCTTTTAATGTATCTAAACTAAATTTATCTAGTTTTTTTTCTTTGTCGTAATCAATTTGTATGCCGAGATATGGTTTAGTACCTACTTTATCCTCAACCATTTTCTTCTCCTTCTAATACTTTTAATAATTTTTTTTCATACCATTCAGCTTTTTTTAAATCTTCAATACCATTTTTATAAGTAAATCGCCAACGATATTTGTGAGAGTTACCTCGTAAGTAACCAACAAATTCTTCTTTAGTTAACATAGCTTCTATTGAATCTATGCATTCTATACCACCTTGATTGTAATGTGCTGGATTATTAACAAGGTCTCCTATTGTTTTATATTTCATTATTTAACCACTCTTCTTCAGGTAAATTAACTTCACTGAACCAACGAAAACCATTTGTTTCTGCCCATTCAGCATGTGTTCTTTTTGTTTTATCTTTTCTTACTTTAGCTCCGGGCATAGGAGCATAAGGTTTTTGAAAGAAAAACACTAGCTCAATATGTTTGGGTAAAGCTTTTTTAATATGTACATATTTACTATACTCTGGAAAATCCCAGAACCTACCTTTGGCTTCAATTAAAACAACACTGCCATCATCAAACTTACGAACAAAATCTGGTTCGTATTTATGTGCAATAACATAATCTATTGTTTCCCAATGATGCCTCCAATCAGCAAATAATCTTTGATGTAATTCATATTCCCAATGACTATCATAACCTCTAGGTATGCCTGTTTCTTTTTTAGGTCTAGGTTTTCTAGGCTTTCTTCTAGGCATATTATATTACAGATGAGTCATAATTTTTAACTAACTTCCAATACTCTAAAATATTATTAAACATTTTTACATGTTTGTAATGTGATTCTTTATCCCAAATATGACAAGCAATAAGATTAGTATTCTTTCGGTCTACAAATATAGATACTCTATCTACATCTTCATAGCCACAACCTTGTGCATAAGCTGATAGTTGCATACCATGTTCATCATAAACTAATTTAGCAGGGTCTTTGCCTTCTAAGTTATCTTTAGTTTTAAAGTCTATAAAAATACCTGACTTAGAGTATAAATCTATTTTACCACCATAGCCTAAATCAGCACAGAAAGAATCTTCTGCTATCCATTCTTCATTAGGAAAAGTTTCAGTAAGCCATTTATTTATAACTTTGTAAGGTTTAGTTTTAACTTTACCTAAAAAACCTTTTTCTATTTGAGCATGTATTTTAGTACCTTCTTCGGCAGCTTTCTTACCAATCTTTTTAGAATCTTCTTTACATCTATAAGTAAATGATTGTAAAGATTCATCTTCATATCTTTCTAACGTAAGTGCTGATTTTAAAGCTTGGTCAATCTTCCAATTTTCTAAAGATGGTTTAGCTATCATACTTATTATAGTAGTTACTGATGGTACAAAACCTTCTTTCTTAGCATCTCTAAGAGTAGTGTTTCTTTCTTTACCATTAGCACCTATAATAGTATATTTAGGTTCTCCGTCTTGGTCATACCAATGACCTGACTCAGAGGTAAACTTATTATAATTATCTGTAACTAAATTGTCAACCTTTTTGTTAGTCTTTTTCGTCATTACTTAATTCCTTAAATGCTTTTATTACGTCAGTTGAAAATAACTTTTGTAGATTTACTAAGTACATTCTACTTGCTTTGTTATCTCCACCTGCTACTGTTTTAAATGTATCTAACTTGTCAACAATTTTTTTTAATACATCAGTATGAAATACTAAAGTACAATATTCATTGTCACCAATACATAAATTGTGAAACCAATAATCAGATTCAGTTGCGTTAATACCAGAAGGTTTTCCCCAAGACTCATATTCAATACAAACATTACCTGTTTTTTGCCATAAATCTCTTTCTGATTTTACTTCTATCTTTTTATTAGTTAGCATTTCTGCTATTTTTTCTTCTCTAATTGTACCATATTGTAAGTCAAGGTCGAACTTTTTTCTATCTTTTTTAGTGGGTTTCATACCAGCTTTCTCCTATTTTATATTCTCCATTTAAAGGACATCTCATACTAAAATGTTCTCCTGCTTTAACTATAGACTCTACTCCTAGAGTACCTACTGCTTCTGCTTGAGATTCTTTAACTTGTATCTGCCATTCATCATGGATGTTAGCTACAAACTTAGCATCTAAAGTATTTAATTTAATTAAATTATCTAAAAGTTGCATAGCTTTCTTCATTACAATAGCACCTCCTCCTTGTAATAAAGTATTTAATGCAGCGTGTTCGCTTCTAACATATATTTTTCTACCATCTAATCCTTTTAAATATCCTCGTCTTGCAGCTTGTTGTACTTTAGTCGTAAGATTTTTAAGTGCAGGTAAGTTAGTAAGGAAAGTTTTCTTTAGTTTAGAACCACCTTCTTTACTCTCACCTATAATACTTCCTATCTTAGCATCACCTGCTCCATATACTAAAGCATAAATAAAAGTCTTAGCTTTATCT